ACCCCCGACAATGCACCCTTCATACCTTGGCTGGCAGATAGACTGGCCTGTTTTCGTAAAGAGACCCTTTACCTCAGACGGTAAACAGTGGGAAACCCAAGAACACTATAACTGGTTAAATCGTGGCATAGGGTCAAAGCCTGTCGCACAGTTATATCTTGAAGGTTTTATCCATCACAATAGAGAATTAGAGAAACAAGCTAAAGTTGGAGATAGGCTAAGTGAACTAACTGGCCCACAACTAGACAAGCTGATAGGACTTCTAAACGCAGAAGTAAAAGCTAACACTAACAGCACTAAAGAATACGGTGACAAGAAAGTTAAGCAGTCTAAGATAGACGCTAAACAACGTGCCTTACTAAGAAGTTACCTTCGTAACAACAGATGGATCGAAGATAAGTTCTTTGAAATAAGAGACGGTATATTAGAAGACTAAAGCAGGAGTAGACGATGGGGTGGACATATGACCCAACAAATCTTGGAACGGCAGATGCAGCCCAACGTCTTAACTCTGTTAGGCTCTTAGTAGGTGATACTGACACTAGCGATCAACAGATACAAGACGAAGAAGTAACTTTTGGTCTAAGCCAAAATGGTAACTCTATTTATCATACAGCTAGTTGGTCAGCTAGAACTATTTCATCTAAGTACTCAAGACGAGTTACAACAGCTTTAAGCGGTGCTTTAAGTGCTGACTACTCTGACTTAGCTAAACAGTATATGGCTCTGGCTGACACCTTAGAGTACCAAGCTAAGACTTCTGGTGGTAACATAGGCATATACGCTGGTGGTATCTCTAAGACCGCTGTGGATGCTGTTAGGGATAACACAGACCGTATCAAACCTTCTTTCTATAGAGGCAGGTTTAAGAACCCTTCCGATTCTCAAGAAATAGAGTATGAATAGGGGTAGGGTATGTCATTTCGCTCCTTTGACTTACTTAATCTTGTAAGGGACTTTGGTTCAGATGTAACACTAAGGAAGACTAGTACTTCTGGAAGTTACAACCCCGCTACAGGTTTGGTGGATGGTTCAGCTACTACTGACTATACAGTAAGCTCTTACTTTTTTAATTTTTCTGTAGGTCTTCCTATTGGTGATGAAGTTCGTCGTGGGTCTAGCCGCTGCATAATTCCAGCACTAGGTCTCTCTGTTGTGCCTGACGATGAAGACAAGGTTATAGGACTTGGAAATACATATGAGATAGTATCAGTACAAACTTTCTACAGTAATGGTATCGCTATCTGTTATATATGTGAGGTCAGAGACTGATGGTTAGCTCAACTAAAGGTTTTGGCAGTATACAAGCTACCTTCAAGTCCATCAAGGAGAAGATAGAGAAAAAAACAGCAGAGGCCGTAGAGCAAGAGTTTGAAGACATTGCTTACTACGCTATCTACGGGGGTGTACCTGACCAAGCTGTTGACACAGGTGCTTACGTTACTTCCTTTTCTATTGGTCCCGCTGGTTTTGGTGGCGGCAGAAGTCGAAGTTCAAAGGGTAAGCCAAGGAACCAGAACCCTCAAGCAATGAAGGAACAAGGTTACTCTCAACTTCAAAGTGACATTAATGGTATTAATTTTGTGGAGTTGCTAAAGTCTGGTAATGCCAAATTTACCCTTCGCAATCGTGCTCCTCATGCTTACGCTGTTGAGAACGGTGGAATAACTTGGAAGAGATACCCTACAGGCTACGGCGTATTCGCTAAGATAAAGAGTGAGTTCAGATGAGTATTTATAATGACATTCGCGCTGCTCTTGAGAGCCACTTAGCTAGTACTGCTGGACTACCCTCTGGAATAGCCTATGAGAACGTCTCATTTGAGCCACAGACAGGCACCAGCTTCCTTAAGGTAGCCTTCGTCCCAACGTCTCGTAAACCCGCTGTACGAGGCTTAAATCCCCAACAACGGTATCAAGGAGTCTTCCGTGTATTCTGTTACACACCAGAGGGTAATGGCCCAGCTAATGCTGATGATATAGCCAATAAAGTTATCACAGCCTTTGATGCTACAACTGACATCTCTTTTACCAATAGTGATGCTGAGACTTTTATAGTTTCTATTGACTACGCTGATAGAGACAACGGCTTTGTAGATAGCCCTTGGTATTATACAGTAGTAAATATCGGATGGTACATCTACAACGTTTAAAGGAGTACACAATGTACAAAGCACTAAAGAATTTTACCTCCGTAGGTAAAACTTACCTAGTCGGTGATAACGTTCCCGCCAGCCTTGCTACAACCTTAGACCCTTCCTTAGTGGAATCTTCTGGTGTTGTATCAAAATCTAAGAAATCAAATGTAAAAAGTGAAGTCAAAGCTTCGCACAAAGGAGAATACTAATGGCATTCGCACAAGGTAGCCGTTCAAGTCTAGCTTACATAGCTGAGACAACATTTGGCACAACGCCATCAACACCAACTTTTGCTAACCTTCCTATCAACTCTCATTCTTTAGATTTAACTAAAGATCGTGTTGAAGGTAATGAAATCCAAGCTGACCGCATGTCAAGAGTTGACCGTCATGGGAACAAGCAAGCTGGTGGTTCTATTGAAGTAGACCTTCGTAAAGGTGACTACGATGAACTACTTGAATCAGCTTTCTTTAACTCATACGCTACAGACGTTTTGAAGATAGGCACTACACCTAAATACTTTTCGATTGAGGATGCGGCTAACGACATTAGCGAGTTTCGATTGTTTACAGGTTTGGCAGTGTCTTCACTAAACGTCTCTATTGCACCTAATCAGATGGTTACAGCAACCTTCGATATGGTTGGTAAAGGTATGACACAAGCTGCTACAACAGGTTCTACAGGTGGCACACCAACAGCCTCGTCAACTAACTCACCCTTTGACAGTTACTCAGGAACAATCACAGATGGGGGGTCAGGAATTTCTATCGTCACCTCAATTGACTTTAGCCTAACTAATTCACTAGCCCCTACCTTTGTAGTTGGTGCTGATAATGCACAGTCCCTTGAATTTGGTAGTGCTGTTGTTGAGGGTACAATGACAGTTTACTATGAAAATGAAAATCTCATAAACAAGTTCTTAAATGAAACTGAAAGTGCTATAACTGTATCTGTTAATGATCCTACGGGTTCTAACGCATATACTTTTGCTTTTCCCCGTGTAAAGTATAATGGTGCATCTGTACCACTTCAGAATCCTCAGTCTCGCCTTATTACAATGCCATTTGTGGCTCTGTATGATACTACTGAGAATACAAACTTGAAGATGACACGTACATCCTAATCCCTAGCTAGGGTAGAGTGGGGGCTTCTGTCGGGTGAGGTTCCCACTCACTATTAAATTACCCGACTTAACCTCGACAATAATCTTATAGAAGGAATCCCGACATGGATTTAATGAATATCGGCACTACAAAAGATACTACAGACGTAACCTTGTACAACCCCGTGAACTCTGAGATACTGACTAATGATGATAAGTCAGAGATGACCATTACAATACATGGTCCTTACTCAAAAAAGTATAAGACAATATCTCATGCTCAACAGAACCGCCGCTTGATGAAAGCACAACGTACTGGTGGTAAGCTTAACCTAACCGCTGAGGAGATTGAAGCCTCTGCCCTAGACCTTCTGGTAAAGTGTGTTGACGGGTGGAACATTACTCTTAGTGGTGAGATGCCAGATTGTAAAGAGTCTAAGGTACGTGAAGTCTTTGAAGAATTGCCTTGGGTTCGTGAACAAGTAGATGCTGCATTGGGGGATGCCCAAGCTTTTTTGGACAAATAAGGGCTGACTTAGAGGAGTACGCTGAGTATTCCTTTAAAATGGGTAGGAAGGTCTCAGGTGGTAAAGGTAAAACTACTGAGGCCGACCACCTAGCCCAAGTCGCCAAACAATTAGGGAAGGACTTAGAAGATGTTGAAAAGTTTAACTCTGATGCTCTCTTCCCAGATATAGCCTCCCACATATGGACAACATTTATAGAACTTCACGATGGTAGAACCTACGGTATGAGTGGCCCTAATCCTATCTCTTATGACATTATTGCTGCTTGGTGTGATCTTACAGGTGTAGACCTTTCCCCTTGGGAAGTAACTATTATAAAGTCTCTGGATAACCTCTGGATTAAAATTACTGGCGAGGAAGTTAATGGCTGATCTTATTGAACTTGATCTGGTGGTAAGAGACAAGGGGCTAAAAGCCTCCATCTCTACTGTTGAGCGTCTTGAGCGTCAAATTATTAAAGCCGCAAAAGCTGTTGACCAGAATAGTATCTCTCAAGTTCGTTACAATAAGATTTTACTTTCTACTAAAAGGGAGTATGAAGCACTCGGTTTATCTAGTCAGAAGGCTACCTCAACAGTTCGTTCATTTGCTGCTGCTCAAAGGAAAGCTACGGCTGAAGCTGCTAAAGAAAACTCAGCATTAAAAAAGCTTAAGTCTAGCTATGATTCTGTATACGCTGCTGAACAAAAGAGACTAAGGCTTAAGAAGTTACTTCGTGCAGAAGTTGCCGCTGGTAATATGACTTTAAGGGAGGCTGGAAGGGAGTTACTACTTTACAGAAAACATCTACATGAGACAAGTCAAGGTTTCCAGTTTGCCAAGAATAGAGCTAACAAGTTTGGTATGGTAGCACAACAAGTCGGTTATCAGGTTGGTGACTTCTTTGTACAGGTGCAGTCAGGCACTAGCGCACTTGTAGCTTTTGGTCAACAGGGTACTCAGCTTGCTGGTCTCCTCCCAGGAGTTGCTGGTGCTGTTGTTGGTATTGGTCTGTCGTTAGGCACCATGTTGTTAAAGAGTTTATATGATGCCTCTGGAGCCTCTAAGACCTTTAAAGAGAGAATGGATGACTCTATAGAGGCTATGGACAAATTTAAAGAAGCTGTTACGGTTGCGACCCAATCTACTGCTGAGTTAATTAATAGTTTTGGTGTATGGGGTAATGTTGTAAGACCTTTACTTGAAGACATAACCAAGCTAGAGCAGCTTAAAGCCTTTAAAATGTTGAATCAACAGTTTGATAATCTTACGATAGCAAGTAAAAGTTTTGTTGACTATGCAAGAGAAGGATTTAACGGTGCCAATCAAGCCGTACAAGTTATGGCAAAAAATTTAGGTCTTACAGTACAGCAGTATTATGAAATACAAAAACAAATTGCAGGTATAAGAGACTTAGAGACAAACGCAGAAAGAATAACTGCTGCTGCTAAAATTAGAGATACTCTAAAAGCTACCTTTGGTACGTTAGAAAACATGCCTGATAAGATGCGAGAGTTTTACAGGCAGCTTACTCTAACCGTACTTACAGGGGCTGAGTTAGAAGCTAGTATGGGTAAAACAGGGGATCAGTTAGAGACCACTGTTGACAAAGTTCAGGACTTAAAAAGAAGCTACATAGAACTGTACTTTGCTAATAGGCAAGCTGCTGCCGACCAAAAGAAAGCTGATCAAGATGCTATTACGGCTATTAGAGATAAGATTTCTCTAGAATATACAACCTTAGCAAATAAGGTGGCCCTCGCTAAAGTAGAAGCTACGTACGGATCAAAGTCTATAGAGGCTGAAGCTAAGAGAGCAGAACTAGCTAGAGCGGCTTACATTGAAGAAAAGAAAAGAGGAGGTATTCTTGGAAATAATCTTGCCGCTGTTATGGAAGAGTATGATAGGTCTCAAGGTCTTTTAATATCTTATAGAAAGATTACTGAGGAGCAAGACGAACTTAACAAAAAAGTAGAAGAGTTAGCGGAAAGGTTAGTTATACCCTTTGAAAGAGCCTTAGAGTTAATAAGACAGGCTAAGGCAGAAGCTACAGTAGGTCTTGATGCTTTTGGCGGTGTTGGCCCTTATATAACTGATAAGCCAAAGAAAAAACGCGGTCCACAGCCAACTACTATGGAAGGCCCAATCAAGGCTCTGGAAAGACAGATAGAGTTAAGTAAGGCTTTGTTTGGGTTGCAAGGTGCTGCACGTAGAGAAGAAGAAATCTATATGCAGCTTAAGTTCCAGAACCAAGATGTTGACATTAAAGCGGGGAAAGAGGAACTTGAACTATTAGCAGAGAGAGTAGCCCTAGAGGAACAACGCACTGAAGCAGAGCAAATGAACCTCAAAAATATTGGTCCCCTTAAGAAGTATGTAGCAGAGTACGCCAAGCTTGTTAAGTTAAAGGACAGCGGCTTAGGAGACGAGGCATTTGCTAAAGAGGTAGCTAAACTTAACGAAGAACTGGCTAAATCAAATCCACTTTTAAACAGCTTTACAGATGCCTTCGCTGACTTCTTAGGTAGAGGCGCAAGAGACTTTAAGAGCTTTGCT